CCCGCCGGTGTGGTCGCTAGCGGCGCTTCAATACCCGGAATTTCGGGCGCCTTAGGCATCTCACCAAAGCTTGCATCGATCTCAACGCCGGGAATCTTGTTGATCATGGCAATTAAGCCGCTGATTGCCGTGCGGAAGATCGCAACGATGCCATCCCACGCCGCGCTGGCCATGCCGGACCAGCCGCCCATCGAGCCGAACCAGTTGGACAGGCTGGCCATCTGATCGCTGATCCACTGGAACGCGGTGGTGTTCATCAGCGCGGCGCACAGATCGTCCCAGTACACGACTGCCGCGACCACGGCCGCAGCCAGCAGGACAATGCCCGCCACGATCAGCAGCACCGGGTTGGCCAGCATGGCGGCATTGACCAGCCAGATCGCGCCCTGCCACAGCAGCATGCCGACCCGCACGATCGCCATCCAGGTGTACAGACCGATCAGGCCGACCACAAAAGCCGCAACCATGACCGTGTGGAACAGGAACATGGCGATCGATTTGAAGCCCTGCCAGGTGAGTAGCTTCCACACGGTGAGCATGCCCAGCCAGACCATTTTGCTGACACCGACTACCAGGGTCAGCAACGACATGGCGGCGATGAAGCCAAAGACCACCAACGTGGTGATACCGATGATCCGGGTAATGTTGGGGAACAGCTGCGTCCAGCGGGTCAAGGTCTTGGCAATGCCCACCAGACGCTCCATCAGCGGGGTCAGGGTCGGGATCAGGGACTGGCCGAAGGCGATGCGCAGGGCTTCGACGGCTTTGCCGAACTGCTGCCAGGGGTCGACCATGGCCTTGGCCATCTTCTCGGCGTTCTCTAGGCCCCGGACCTTGCCCAGTTCGGCGATGCCGTTGCGCAGCCGATCGGTGTCCTTGGCCAGCGCGCCGATCACCTGGGCACCTTCACCGCCGAACACTTCCATCAGTTTGGTGCCGGCGGCAGCGCTGGTCAGGTCGCCGTACTTGCCCTGCAGCTTGTCCATGATCTGCAGCATGGGCAGTGCATTGCCCGAGGCGTCCGTGAAGCTCAGGCCGGTTTTCTGGGCAGCCGCGCCGAGGTTTTCGAAAAACGCCTTGTAGCGCCCGCCGGCATCGCCGCCTTCCATGGTGCTGGACAGCGTACCGACCACCGCCATCTGTTCGGCAAAGCTGACACCGGCCTGGGTAGCAATAGCCCCCACTTCCTTGAAGGCGTCTTTCAACTGGGCACCGTCGGTACGGAACAGCTTCACCGCCAGCGCGGTCTGGCCAGTCAGCTGCTGCGCCCATTCCACCCGGCCCATCTTGTCTGCCTGGGACTTGAACAGGTTGTACATGGTGCCCAGGTACGCGCCGGTCGTTTCGGCGTCGGATTTGGTGACCTTGGCCAGCAGGTTGCTGGCGCTGGTGATGGTGGCCAGCTGGCCGCCGACCAGGCCCTTGATCGCGCCATCGATGACGCGTGACGACGCCACGAATTCGGCGGCGCTGGTGGCGTAGGTGATCGAGAATTCGAGAGCGGTACGGTTCAACGACGCCAGTGCGTCTTCGGCAGTACCCAAGGCGCGCATGTCGCCCAGCGCCCGGTTCACTTCCAGTGCCGGCTCCAGTGATTCGGTGATGGCTTTCCCCGCGCCCACCATGCCGGCCAGGCCCGCGCCCATCTGAATGATGTTCTGCTGGCTCTTGGCGGCAAGGTCGCTAAAGCTGGTTTTCACCTTGCCCAACGGGGCGCTGACCTTGTCGGTCAGTTTCAGAATGAAAGCCAGGCGGGCGGAACGGTCAGCCATCAGGGTTATCCGTTAAAGGCGGTGGAAATTCCATTGGCGACGGCAATTTCCATGCGTCTCCAGTGTTCGTCTTCCAGCCACTTGGCGGTGCCCATAATCTCGATCGTGGGTTCAGCGCCAGGCAGCCAGCGTTGGGTCAGGGCCAGCAACTGGCCCAGCCCGTCTTCGTTCAGGCGCTCGGCGTGGTCGAGGGCTTTTTTACGATCACTTCAACGTCCGGCGAGTACTCTTCAAGCAACGCACCGGCCAGGGTCATGGTGGTGATCGGGTTTTCCAGCAACGCTTTAAGCGCGGCCTTGTCCTCATCCTTCACAGTGCCCATAAGCAGGTTGTGAGCCGGGGCGACCTTGTTGGCCTGGGTCGTGGCGTTGAAGTACTTGGTGATTACCTGCGGGGTCAGGTTGAACGTGAATTCCTTGTCGCCACGTTCCAGGGTGATGCTGCGGTTTACTTCGGTCATGTCGGTGTTTCCGTAAGGTTGAGTTGCAAAGGGTCAGGGTTGTGCCGGCGTGCGTTGCACGACCTGGCGGATGTAGTCCTGCAGGCCGAGGATCATTTGCCGGCTGAGGGCAAGCTCGTCTCTGAGGGTGAAATAATCCGATCGAGCGTCTGCTGCGAGTTCGGCGCTGCCTGCATCAGCCAGGCCGGCGGCGCCGGTGGCACCGGGCATTGCGGGGCATATGGCTTTGATGCGCAGCCGGTAACTGCCATCAGCAACAGCACGCTGCAGAGTGTTGATTTGAGCGCGGGCACGATTCAGTTCCTCGGTGTGGTGGGTGTCGAGCTGGTCCCGCGCTGCCAACTGATCGCGGGCCAGGCGCGCTGCCTCTCGCTCGGTGTGCAGATCTGCAGTGGCGTCGACCAGATCAGCGCGGGCAGCGACGAGCTGGTTGCCCTGGTACTTGAAAGCGCACCAGGTCAGCAGACCGATCACCAGCAAAAACAGGGCAAGGCGCAGCGGGCTGATGGTCATTGCAGGCACAGCCTCATCTCAGCCAGCCGGCGGTTGTGCAGGCCGCGAATAAAGGTCTTGCGGCCATTAGCGCCGGTCACATAGGCCCAAACCGGTGTCGTGCCGTCCTGGGCCCACGCCAGCGCTTTGCAGCCTTCGGCAATACGGCCCGCATTGATCAGGCCAACGGCACGGCTCGCGCACGTCGTAGGCACGCCGAAGTTGTGGCCATGGCTGCTCAAGGCGTCGAACGTGTTCTGCCCGATAGCCTGGTTGGTCAGGCAGTCGGCCAGGCTCAACTGGCCCTTGCCGATGACCAGGCCTTCCACCTCGGTACAGCGCGCATCCGACCAATATTCACCGACTACCACTGGATCCGGGCTGGTGTGCCTGGTGATGCCCTTGCAGACCGTGGGCAGACCACTGGCCAGCTTGTCGGCATACACCACGTTCTGGCCGTTGCCTTCCCAGGTGCCCAGAAACGCGGTCAATGTCCCGCTGCAGAGCAGCAAGAGACCGGCGGTGATCTTGACGCGCAGGCTCATACCTTGGTCTCCCACTCGCGCAGCATCTGGCGGTACTTGGGGATCAGCAGCAAGATCTGCAGGACCATGTAGAAAGCGGTCAGCATGTAGGCCACTGTCGACCAGTCGACGGCACCGGTCGCACCCGTTGCAGCAACGCCGATGGCGGGCGATGCCTTTACCAACGCAATGGCGGTGTCTTGAGCAAATGGATTGGTGCTCATCAGCGAATTCCTTTTTCGGTCAGGCTTTGGCAAGGCACGCAACGGGTCATGCCGCCTAACGCCTGGCGCGCCGATGGGATTTCCTTGCCGCAGTCCTGGCAGTGGGTGAGGCTCGGCCCGCTCGCTCGCGGCTTGGCCAACTGGGCCGCAATGGCCTGGTCGCGTTGACGCTGCTCCAGAGCCTGCGCACGATCGAACGGGCAGACCATTACGTCAGGCCCTCGATCTCAGCGGCAGCCAGGTACGGCACGCCGTTGATCTTGACGAAGTCCGGACTGGTGACGTCGTATGGCACCTTGTGGGTGTTCTTCGCCCCACCCTTCGGATCGATGCTCAACAGGCTGGAAACGCGGACCTTGCAGCCGAACGCCTCGATGCGCAGTTCTTCTTCGCCGGCCTTGGCAAAGAACACGATGTCGAACGGCTCCAGCTCGCGAAAACTACCCGCCGTCTTGGCTTGCTCGACCAGCAGGTTGAAGTTGGTGGTGTCCAGCTCCAGCTCGCCGGCTGCTGAGACATCGCCGTCGACGTGCCCATTGGGCACGCCCTTGGTCTGGGCCACGGTACTGTTGTCCGTGATGTCCAGCGTGCCGGCCTCGACGTGGACGAGCTGATCGCCCATGTTCACGTCGAAGTTCTTACCGCCAATTTTTGCGGCCATGGGTTACTCCGAATCCGTAACGGAAAGATCGAGCGCAATGTTCGCGGTCAGGTCTTTCGGGCAGTTGAGGGGGCGCAGCTTGAGGTAGGCCACGACAGAGGTTTTGCTCGTCCAGGTCAGCACGATGTCGCCGTCCTTGGGCTGCTCGATCTCGCCTGGAAATACCTGGCCGGCGAATTTGGTGGACTTGGCCATCGCGCGCAGCGGGGCCATAAGTTTGGACGTGGTGGTCGCCATGCTGTTGGCCGAGTTGTTCAAGCTCCGATCGCCTACGTAGCGGATCAGCAGGACCCGCACGCGGCGGGCAGCCTTGTCGACGACACGCAGGTTCTCGATCACCTGGAAGTCACTGCCGGGGGTGTCCAGCAGGTTGCCGTCGCCCCAGTAGGTGCCGGGATAGTCCGGATAGGTCTGCGGCACCGACAGGCGCGCTGCGTCCAGTTGCGTCAGCACAGCGGAGGTCAGCAGGATGCCGTCCATATCCTTGGGCTCAGCGCCCAGGCCCACGATTGCGCCAGTGGCCACACGCATTGGCGTGTCCGCCACGCTCACGGAAGCGTTGGCCAGGCGACCGGCCAGCACGCCCAGGTTATTGCCGTGCAGTTGCGGTACCGGCAGAACCCGGGGCGCGGCCAGGCCGTCGACGAGGGCTTTCTGCTCGACGACGTAAGCGCTCCAGGTCTGCTGCGGTGCGATGCCGGCAGTGGCAGCCATCACGAAGATGCGTCGACCCAGCTTGTTGCTCAGGTCGGTGGCCGCAACGTGCATCGCGGACAGCTCGGCTTGGGTGGTTGCCGGTTTGACGATTACCACCGCTTCGAACGAATACGTGAGGGCCGCACTTTCCAGCGCCTGTTGCCAGGTGATGTCGTCTGCGATCGGTGCGGCCACGCAGGCCCAGCGATCGCCGCCGTTGGAACGCGCTGCCAGAATCTGGGTTTTCAGGTCGCTGTCCGGAACGCCCAGTTGGACGTCCAGATCGCTCTGGGTGTCCAAGGGGACCAGCTTGCCAACGTTCTTGGCGGCGGGACCGATGAACAGGAAATAGCGCTCGATCTCGGTCACGGCACCTTGGCCGAGGTTGAGATTGTTTACGCTGACTTTGCCGAGTGCCATAAAGCGGTGCCTCGTTAGCGGGGTGAATTAAGGATTTGTTGCAGCACCAGGTTCACCAGCTGGCTGGTTTCGCTGTCACTGGCACCGAGGAACTGACGCGCAGGCAGCTGGATGTCCCAGCTTTGCGCACCGGCAGATTCGGCTCGTTGGTCGTCCAGGACGCGGATCAACAATCCCGCCCGGGCGTAGTTCAGGTGTTGCTGGATCCACGCCACGGATGGGCGGGTCAGGGTCTTCTTGCCTTCCTGACGGGTCTTGAAACCCAGACGGCGCAGGCTCTTTGCTTGTTTTTCGGTAGCGGCGGTGCCAGGAGGAACCTTGTTCCACTGGCGCATCTGCGCGGCGGTGCGCCGTTCAGACACGCCGTTGTGTTGCTGGGAGGCAACCCAGCGGGTCAGCGTGTTACGCCAGCCCAGCTCGGCCTCGTTTCCAGTCAGGCGAGTGACATCGAGCAGCTTGCCCAGGCCGGCTTCCATCTTTCTCTTGCCCTTGGACGTGTCCTTGCGGGCGGCGAACGGCGTGCCGTCCAGGTTCTGCTGGTTGCGGATCCGTTGGCGGCTCAGGCTACGCACGCGCTTTGCCACGTTATTGAGCAGGCGTCTGCGCTTGGGGGTCGGCAGCTCCATCAAGGCCAGCAGATCCTGGGCGTCGAGCATGCCGCGAATGTCCAGATCAAAGGCCATGACCGGTCACCTCGCCGGTTTCCGCGACCCACAGGTCGAACGGCACGAATGACCAGGTACTGCCAAAGGCCTCGATCTCGCCGGCAACATCCTCGGCCAGGTACTGCGCCTCGGTGAACTGCAGCTTGATGTCGACGTCCGCCAGGTCGTTGTCGAGCATGACCACGTCGAACACCACGTTGGGCAGGCCGTCACGGTCCTGGTCATGGGTTTCGAGCCAGCTGCCCACCAGGGCGAACAGACGGGCCGGGTGATCGGCGAAGCGCTCGATCGAGATGGTCGCGCCGTAATTCATGTCACCCATGTGCATGCCCTGGGTGTCAGGCTTCCAGATCAATTCCACCTGCACCTGGTCAGTCCAGCTGTCGAGCTGTTCCGGCGCGACCAGCTGGCGCGACAGTAGGTAGGCGGTCAACGCCTTGAGCTTGATCACAGCAGCGCCGCCGTGATGCGGCCACGGCCCTGCAGCGAGCGCACCGCAGCCTGGCTGAACGCGAGGAAGGTTTCGGATCGCTCTGGCAGCTCCTTACCCACGTTTTCGGCGCTTTCGCGGCGGTTCACGGTGGCGAACTGGGTCAACAGGCTGGCCTTGGCCCGGCTGTATACGGCGCGCTTATACGTGGCCGCTTGAAAGGTGCGCTCTGGCAGGACGGTGGTGTCTGCGGATTCAACGTTGGACACGCCAACGCCCTGCCAGCGCGCTTTTAACTTGGCCAGGTCGGTATTGACCTCAACCATGGCCATGGTCAGATCAGCCACCAGCAAGTCCACCAGGTATTCCGCTGGCAGGCGGTAACCTTTCTGGAACTCGGCCACCGACAGGTCGGGCCAGAAACCATCGTTCCCGATCCGTTGGTCTATCAGCACCGTGGGTTTTCCGGAAAAGCTCATACACTTTCCCTACACGCCAAGGAGGAGTGCTCGACATGACCGACGAACAAGGAAAGGTTGTCTCTATGAAAGAGCGGCTTAAAGAGCGCCAGACAGCTGCCAGACGTAAGCAGCAGCTCTTTGATAGAAGACTTGAGGACGCACACGCAATGGCGCTTATGTTTATGCAGACCCAAGGTGATCATGTGGCGACGATCAAGGCAGCGCTGAAAGTCGCTGACAGGTACGTCGTAGCACTGAGGGAATGCGTCCATGTGCTGGGAGGCAATAGTTTGGAAGTCACCGCGACCTTCCCCGATGGGAAGATGGCGATAGAGAAGCTCTCGCAGTGATCCGTTAAACATCTGTGCCTCACAAAGCCCCGCCCAGTGCGGGGCTTTTTGTATTAGGGGCGGGAAAACTGTTTCAGTGGGTCAGGGCCATAAAATGGTCGGCTCACATCCACAGTTTCTCGCCGGGGGGGTAGTCGGTTACTCGTTACCGTTGCCGGCGTTTTCGTTTGCTTGTGCTTTGGCCAGTGCCTTGCGGCAGTCAGCCAGGCGCGTCCCTACGCCGATGCTTTCGTAGAGCTGTTCGGCCCGTTCGAAGTGGTGAATCGCTACAGGCCAGTCCTTGCGGTGCAGCGCGATCATTCCCAGCAACTTGTGGTAGCGAGCCGGGATGCGCTCGAACAACTCCCATTCGCCGTCGACACGGGGCAGCAGGTTGGAAACGTAGGGCTCAGGGCTGCGCCTGGCCTTGAATTCAGCCTCGGCCCAATCGATCACCTCGTCTGCAACGAAGGTCGGAATGTCGCGGTTGAAGCGCTCAGGCAGTGCCTGGCCCTGGGACATGGCGAAGTTGGCCAGCTCCAGGCCTTGTGTGAACTGCTCGGTGTCGAACAGCCAGACCAGGACGTACACCAGCACCGAGTTCTGGAAATTCAATTCCGAATCGCGATACCGCTGTACGTACTCCAGGTACTTGGGCAGCAGCTCGTTACGCTTGAGTAACTGGCGTTGTTCGCGGCTGTTGATCGCGCCGATGCGCTCCAGATCGCCCGCCAGGGCGTCTTCCATCAGCTTCAAGTGCTTGCGGGCATTGGCGGGGCTGGACAGCGCAGTTTCAGCCGAATAAGCCATCTGGGCACCGGCGACCGCAGCCGCTGGGCCTTCTGCGATCAAGCGGCGTTTGTGCGCCAGTGCCAGGCTCATGCTTTCACCAGTTCGACGTTTTCGGTCATGGCGAACTTTTCCAGCTGCTCGATCACATAGCCTTCGTTACGGCTG